TCGAGGTGAACTGGTGACGATCTGTGCTGGCAGTGGCGTAGGTAAATCGCAGGTGTGCAAAGAGATTGCATACCACCTTATCAACCAAGGCCAATCTATTGGCTACATTGCGCTAGAAGAGAACGTGAAGCGCACCGCCCTTGGCCTCATGGGGTTGGCTTTAGACAAGCCATTACACCTCACGAAAGAAGGAGTATCAGATGATGACTTACGATCTGCTTTTGATCTTACAGTTGGCAGCGGTAGCGTATATCTTTATGACCACTTTGGGTCGCTAGAGACAGACAACCTGCTGAACAAGGTTCGTTATTTAGCCAAAGGTTGTGGTGTATCCTACGTCATACTCGACCACCTATCTATCGTAGTCAGTGGTATTGATGATGGTGATGAACGCAAGAACATCGACGTTGTAATGACCAAGCTACGGTCACTCTGCGAAGAGACAGGCATTGGCCTTATCCTTGTGTCCCACCTACGCCGCCCATCTGGTGAACGTGGTTGGGAGAATGGCCTTGAGGTTACACTCAATTCCCTACGTGGCTCTGCATCTATCGCCCAGCTATCAGACATGTGTCTGTCAGTTGAGCGTGACCAGCAGGGTGACAACCCCAACCAATCTACCGTGCGTGTCCTGAAGAACAGGTTCTCCGGTGAGACAGGTATTGGGTGCTTGCTCAACTACAACATCGACACAGGCCGCATGACTGAAGTGACACAAGCCAGTGTCTTTGAAGTAGAGGAACAGCACGATGACTTTTAAAGACAAGTACTGGCACGAGAAGTGTGCCGAACTGGAAGAGTACATCGCAACGCAGAAGCGTGAATGTGAGTATTGGGAACGTGAAGCGAAGACACTCATTATCCGCAACAGCAAGCTGAAGGCACAGCTAAGACTTTGGAAAGGTACAGCACCGTGATTAATCTAGTACAGATTAGTGTTGGTCTAGTCGTCTTTTACATTGGTCTTAAAATGTTTTCAGGTGGCATGAAATCTATGGGTAACATCGACCACCTACAGTGGTTCATAGCTAACCCAATTTACATGTTCTTTGGTGGTATTGTTATGACCTTGGCATGGCAAAGTAGTTCTCTATCAACCACTGCCATCATCGCGCTAGTTGCATCTGGTGCAGTACCTCTACCTGCAGCAATTGCATGTGTGTTAGGTGCTAACATTGGCACAACAGGGACCATCTGGCTGGCAGGATTGTTAGTCTCTGATGGAATGCCAAAAGGTGACACCCTGCGTATCGCTCTCGTTCATACAGGTGTGAACCTTTTGATGGCTGCTAGTCTGCTGCCGTTTGTCAATCACATATCTAAGTTTGTTGGAAGGATAACACAATGATTAACCTACTGTTCGACATTGAGACTGATGGTCTTGATGCAACTGTGTGTCACTCACTCGTCATCATCGATGTGAACAGTGGCGTTAAGATTAGCTGCGCTGACAATCAGCAAGGCTACTTTCCTATCGATGAAGGGCTTGACATACTATCACAGGCTGACATCCTGACAGGCCACAACATCATGGGCTATGACCTTCCCCAGCTTGATAAGCTGTATGGCTTCAAGTTCACTGGTGAGATACATGACACCCTGCTGATGTCCCGCCTGATCTGGTCGGACCTGAAGGGCGATGACTTCAAAGAACAAAAAGTCACAGGTAGACTGATCGGCAGTCACAGCCTGAAGGCATGGGGTCATCGCCTTGGTAACTACAAGGGTGACTTTGAATACAGTGTCGAGAAGTTTGCTCAGTGGTCTAAAGAAATGCAGGACTACTGTGAACAGGACTGTCACCTAAACCTACAGCTATACAAACTGATGATGGCTAAGAAACCATCACCCGAAAGTATCAAGCTGGAGCATGACTTTGCTGCCGTTATCCTGAAGCAGGAAGCACAGGGTTTTAACTTCAATGAGGATGCAGCACACAAGCTACTGGCTACACTACAGAGCAGACATGCTGAACTAGAAGCTGAGTTGCAGAAGTCTTTCCCACCGTGGCAGGTTAAGGAACCATTCACACCCAAGGTCAACAACAAGACCAGAGGATATGTGAAGGGCGTCAAGACCTACAAGGTTAAAGACGTTGTGTTCAATGCTGCATCCCGTGACCATATCGCAGACAGATTGCAGAAGGTTCGCGGCTGGGTGCCTACTCTATACACACCCAGTGGTAAGCCACAGGTGGACGAGAGTGTGTTGTCTAAGCTGGACTATCCAGAGGCAGTCATTCTCTCAGAGGTTATGCTAATCAACAAGCGTATTGGTATGCTTGCAACAGGTAACAATGCGTGGCTAAAGATGGTGAAGGATGGGAAGATACATGGCAGGGTCAACACTAATGGTGCTGCCACTGGCAGGTGTACGCATTCAAAACCTAACGTCAGCCAGACACCTAGCATCAACTCAGCATACGGTGCGGAGTGCCGTGCCTTGTTCCATGCACCTGAAGGCTATGCCCTAGTAGGTGCTGACCTTTCAGGTTTGGAATTGCGTTGCTTGGCACAATTCATGTGGCGTTTTGATGATGGTGCATATGCTGATGTTATCTTGAATGGTGACATTCACACAGTGAACCAGAAAGCTGCTGGTCTAGCTACACGTAACCAATCGAAAACATTTATATATGGATTTCTGTACGGTGGAGGTGCGGAGAAGATAGGTTCTATAGTTGGTGGTGATGCCAAGGTAGGCAAGAAGTTAATCTCCAAGTTCATGAAAGCTACACCAGCACTCAAGCTACTGCGTGAGAAAGTTTTATTGAGGGCAGAACTAAACGGTTACCTGAAGGGATTGGATGGCAGACAGCTACCCATTCGCTCACTCCACTCAGCACTCAACATGTTGTTACAGAGCGCAGGTGCGCTGCTTGCTAAGAAAGCAACAGTAATCCTGTATGAAAATCTAACCACAAAGGGCTACGCTTTCGGCAAAGACTACGCTCTTGTGGCTCATGTCCATGACGAGGTGCAGCTAATAGCCCGTCAGGAAATAGCAGATGAAATCGGAAGAGAAGCAGTACGATCTTTTCAACAAGCAGGAGAACACTTCAACTTTAAAATCCCCATCGATGGAGAGTACAAGACAGGACGAACATGGGCAGACACCCACTGATAAACAGCAGAGGCGAAGGCAGAGAAAGCTGGACCTTATCCAGTACAAAGGTGGCAAGTGTGAGCGATGTAATACTGAGCATCACCCTGCCGCCTATGACTTCCATCACATAGACCCAACGCAGAAATCGTTCACCCTGCACTCAAGTAACTTAGACCTGCAGTGGTCTAGGATACTAGCTGAAGCTGACAAGTGTGCGCTGCTGTGCGCCTGTTGTCATCGCATAATACACTACGAGAATGAACCACAGTTTAACTGAATCTAACCACAAGGGACTAGACATGACAGACGTACAATACATGACGCACATGGGCGATGACGATCTAGTCACCGATGCAGCCCGTGTGTCCTTCGACAAACAGGCAGAGAACTATGGACCTAATAGGAACGCAGGACTGATTGCATTCTTAGCAAGAGAGAAGCACCTGCATCCCTTCTCACATCCTCAAGCTACATTCCGATGCAGCACCAGCATCTTCATAAGCAGACAACTTGCAAAGCACCAAGTCGGTGGCACATGGAATGAAGTTAGCAGACGGTATGTGAAGTCCTCACCCAGTTACTGGAAGCCTGACTTTTTTAGGGCTGCAGCACCTGATGTAAAGCAAGGGTCTAGCCCTGAAGCACACAGGCGCAGCGAGGAATTCCTAGAGGAATACCATGACATCTGCATCGATGCGATTGCCACCTATAACAAGATGGTTGCACTTGGCATCTGTGCTGAACAGGCGCGAGGTATCTTACCTCAAGGCGTCATCACCGAGTGGGTGTGGACAGGTTCTCTCCTGTTCTGGTCCCGTGTCTACAACCTTCGCATTAAGCCTGACGCCCAGCGCGAAGTCCAAGAGTTTGCCGAACTACTAGGCGAACAGATGGCGTCTTTGTTTCCAATCTCATGGCAGGAGTTAACCAGAAATGGATGAACGATTAGCAGTAAGCGTAGACCTCGCAGAACTACTAGCAACCACACAAGTCCTTGGTGAGTTGTGTATGCAGGGCGCAAGAATTTCAGATAACGATTGCCCATTCAGAAGTATCCTTCTGGACACAGCTTTCATTCTGAGTGAACGAGTTCAGCCTAAGAGGAACCCTGATCTAAGTGTGATGCCTTTCAAAGGTAAGCCTCAATGAGGTTACTGTTTGATGCTGACATCATAGCGTTTAAAGCAGCGGCTGCTGTTGAGCGTCCAATCAAGTGGGGGGATGGACTGTGGACACTACATGCCTATGAGCATGAGGCCATAGACCACTGCCTGACTTACATCTCCAACGTCAAGCGTGACCTGCTTGCCAGTGACTACACCCTGTATCTCACAGGGCCAAACAACTGGCGTAAAGATATCCTTCCGACATACAAAGAGAACAGGAAAGATACACGCAAACCTCTAGTCCTACCTGCTGTCAGGCAGTGGATGATTGAGGAACAGAATGCAGTATTGTCTAGCACCCTTGAAGCTGATGACCTGCTAGGCATTCACGCTACTGCAAACCCTTTGACTACCATCATCGTCAGTGAAGACAAAGACCTGCAGACTATACCTGCCCTGCTGTACAACCCTGCAAAGGACACAGCGGTCAGACATATCGGTGTCCTTGAAGCTGCATACAACCACATGCACCAG